CATTGATGAACCAGTTGGAGCATCCACAAAATATGCAGGAATTCCGCAAGCCCGTGAAATTTCGGTTGCAATGTGTTCCCTGGCAGAATTTAATCCTAATTCCTCAGGTGTAAATCCAACTTTTTCTAAATTAATATCAGCATTTAAATATGCGGTGGTTCGGTTGCGCCTGGCAACGCCCCATTGTTCCAATAATTTTGCAATGCGATCTGCGGGCAATGCTGATCCATTTGATTTTAAAACCATTGATGGAATTGGCTCGCGGGCATAATTTAATGCAGCCGCTTCCAATTGCGCGCCCGTGCGAATTGTGCGCCCTGCCCGATTTAACACACCAACATCACCTGGAGAATAAAAGACTACTAAACTGCCAACACCTGAATCGGGTGCACGCGTTCCATCAATTGTGTATCCAGTGATTGTGTTTGCATCAGCATTTGTTTCAATGCCTACGCGTTCGGGTGCAATTCTTTGAACTGACCGCACTCTAAATGTGTCCTGATATAATTCAACAATCTGCCAATACGCGAACCCATAGAGCAAGATGTCGCTGGCTGTCCAGCCGTATGTGGCTTGTCCAGGCAAACGCCTGTCGGGTGTATTAAACACCAATGGCGAATCTAATCGCATTCCAGTTGAACGATCACGCAAAACAATTGGGATGCTTGCAATACTTGATGCAATTATGTTTTTTGCGCGGGCTGCCGCGGGTATGCTAATAAATTCTGAATAGGTTGCAGTGATGGGTGTGTTCACAAATGTATAAAGTGAATTGATGTTCATTAATGGCGCAAGGTCAGTTGCTGCCACATCAGGTGTGTGTGCAGCGTTTTTTGTCTGCACTCTAAATCTGTCTAATATCGCCATGCTCGCATTTTCTCAGTTGCGTAGCACTAGCCAATAAGAATGTCCACATCTGTGCTTGGGCGTGTCGCATAATGTGTGACAAGGGCTGATGCCACCGCTGCGCAAATTGCTGACTGAGATGCCCTGCGACCAAATACCCAGCCGCCATCACCACGGGGCAATTTAACTGCCGATAACATTTGCAGTGTTAATTGTTCCTGATTTCTATGGCGCAACCTGCCTGAATTTATTGCTGAAACTAATTCATCACATGCTTGCGGGTAAAACCCATCTGCTTCAAGCACTGGGATGCCTGCGGGGCGCAAACGATCTGCCACCGCTGCACTGGTTCGCCTGCTAAATAACAAATTCTCAATTGGGTATTTTCTGCAATATTCAGCCGCTTCATTTGCAATTGCTTTATCATCTAGTGCAACCTCATTTTTCCAGGTGTGCAATAGTTTGATTATGAATTTATCCTCACCTAATTGCTGACCAGCAACCAGGGCGCAATGCCGCCTGTCAGGTGAATGATCCAATGCCATCCATGTAATTTTCTCAGGGTCTAAATCCAAATCGTCAGATATACATGCCCGCCATTCAATTTCGCCAATGGCTGATGTAATAGTTGCCACCCATCTGCTAAGCACCTCAGTCATAACAATTTCATGAGGATCATTTAATAATTGGCTGATATTGTCAGGGTGGATTGTCCAGCCCAGGGCGGGCACGGCAGCAATTATGTTACTTGGGTCATTGATGTCATCTGTTGGGGCTGACCATTCAAAATAAGCAATATCATCATTTCCACCTGCGGCTGCGGCAATCCCGCGATCACGCATGGAATTTAAAACAATTGAATGTTGGTCACCTGCCGAACTATAAGCCATGATCATGGGATTTTGTGCAGCAATTAATGCATAACGCAAACTGGCAAACGATTCCAAATCATGTTGTTCACGCAATTCATCCAGGTGAACGGTTGTTGGTGATGTGCCACGGGCTGCGCTGCCACCCGCTTTAATTGCAAACCGATTAATTCCATTTTTGCCCTGCACCTCTATTTCCTCATTACCGTGTGACCATTTAATGCGCTTTACTTTTTTTGCCAATTCATCATTGCCTTCAATTAATGAAACCAATGTGCGAAATTGCTCCAGGGATGTAACTAATCTGTGGGCTGATGCAATTTGCAATGGCTCATCAAATAAATATAAACCCGATAAAATTCTCAGCAACATCATTGTGGATTTACCTGACTGCCTGGAAACTACGGTGCAAACCAGGGGCGTTGCGTATTTTCCATTGGGTTTGATTTTGTGTGAATGCTCCAACACAAATTTTTGCCAGGGCATAAGATTAATTTTCAGCATTGATGCAAAATCTATAATTTCAAACCCGCGTGATGGCAAATCATTGAGCGGTGTGTGGATTCTAGGGGTTGGTGAGCCAAACACCCCTGCTAATGACTGACTAAAATCCGATTTCAATTTATCTGCAACGATCCCAGCCTGATCACCATGATTCATTACTAGATCAATCTTAGTCATGACTTACGCTCACATTTTTGGGGATATATAAGCCCTGGAGAGTCGGGGGTGTCGGTGCACGCTCAAAAAAACCAGCCCCCTTGCGTAAATTGCACGATTGACACAATAACCTGAGATTGGAATCCATGTCAGTGCCGCCCTTAGATTTGGCAATAATGTGATCAATGTGCATTTGTCCTTCATCTTGTCCACATAACTGGCAAACAACATCCCTTGCAATGATGCGTTGCCTTATCTTGCGCCATTGATGCGTTGAACCATTACGCCATTGCCTAGACATTACGCACCACCGTTTCAATCTCATTCCAGGCTTCACGCACCATCATGCGCTTAGCCATCTGCATCCTTTTATGATGCTTTAACAATACATGATTCGGACATGGATGAACCCTTGAATTGTTGCCTTGCAATAGAATGCTCAATGGTGTATCAAACACAATTAACTTTGTATTGCAATCAAACCTATTTGCCAGTCTAAGCCAAAATGTTCTGTGATGTGTAATTGTATGTGTGCCATCTGCAATAACATCCTGTCCTAATTTACATGCTTTAATTGCCGCTGCTCTTATGCTTGCCATGTAATAATCCACATCTAAATCACGATCTATACGCACCAATTCAGTTGAATAAATGTGTTCATTTCCTGCCATGTTTTTCTTAACCCAGGTTGTTTTTCCTGCGGCAGGTGCTCCCATTAATACTGTAATCATCAATAATGTTTAAACTTTAACCAGTATGACCACGCCTGGCATGGCGTTTGATGGCGGTGTTTTATGTATTTTAATCCCCATTGCACCTGTGTAAATCCATCCATGTTTTTTAGTTTTTTATTCTTTAACTGTGGAATACCGTATGCACCACCTGATTTGTTATGTGCATTTACTCTCCAATTGCTTTCCTTTACCCATAGTTTGTCCAGGCATGTAAATTCTTTGTAATCAATAACTAATGAATGAGCAAATAGTTTGTAGTAATCCACATCAGTTTTAGACCAACTTTTTTCCACGCTGGTTAATTGCATAAGCAATAAACATAAGATTCCCATAAGGATGCCGCGCCTGGACATTTTGCGCGTTGCATGTCCAGCGGGCATTGGCGATCCTATTCCCTGTGTCAATAGGTATCGGTATAACCGCAGGTCAGACGGCATGTCACACCTGGGCATTTTCAGGTTTAATCAATTTGATACCCAGTGCCCCGCAGCCCTGGCATTCCATTAATCGCATTCCAGGTGGCAATGTGTGCAATTCATCTGTGAAAATTTTCCAATCAGTTTGCAGGGTTTTAACATTGCTTCCATTGCATTGCTCAACTTTTAAGCAAATACCGCAATCAAATTTGTATGTGTGCATAATTGCTCCGTTTCAGGGTTTCAATCGGTTGCAGGTTTATTTGACTGATCCACCACGCATCCATTTTGGAATGTTTAAATCTAGGTTTTTTGGCAACAACTATTGGAATCCAACCAATCACCTTAAATTTGGGGCAATCACCTACGACAAGCACCGCAATATCAGCATCACGATCCTTAGGCGTAATGACCAAATGACCATCAATCCAGGCAGTCCACTTGACTTCAATATTTTCAGCCACATCCGCCATTGATTTGAATGTGTTTGCAGTAGGTTTAAAATTCATAATGCCCAGTGATTTTGCAACGGCAATCTCAGCGGCAATTGAACTTGATGCAATCATTATGTCCTTAAAATAATTGCCATTATTGGGTGTTATGTATGAATGAGAATGCCCATTTATCTTGGAATACTCAACCCGCTGCAATCCAACCTGGGCGGACAATATTTCATCCGCCTGGGTCAGGTTTATCTCAATCACGGATGATGTGTTTCAAGTAGCATGATTTGCAGATAATTAACCGATCATCCACAATTGGGATCATGTCTGATTTGGCAAATGGCTCAAAACATGAATCACATGGTTGCGCCTGTTTATCGTTGAGCAATTCACCTTCAGCGGTGATGTGAGCAGTCACGCCATTGCGTGTAAATGATATTCCACCCATCATCAATTCCAAATCGGCTTGCAGGGATTGGTTTTTGAGCCGCAAACAAACCCTGAATACGGCTTATTTGTTTTTGAATTAACCCCTGATTTTGCCAACATGTAGCCATGATTGCATTGAGGTGATTCTTGCGGTGCGGTGTTTGTAAGCACCTGATCAATGACTGAATCAAGGGTTTGCCCCATTGAAACAAATTCATCATTGGATTGTGGCACTACGGTTAAATTAACCCTGCGCATTTCCTCAGCGGATGGGCGGGGTATGCCCTCACTAAATTTGGAAATGTTGCCTGTATGTAAAGCCCTGCCCAGGCTGGATGTGGCTGCATTTTCGCAAGGAAAGCGATTATTGTTTGACCTGATTTCCTCAGCAAAATCTGATGCAAATGGAATCATGTCCTGCAAATCTTTGTAAAGATCGCACTGAACAATGTATCGGCTGCCATCTTGATGGATTAGTTTGACATCAATTCGCCCATTTGGGTATCGCATCCAAAATTTTTCAATTCTTTCAGCAACCGTTTCATAATTTTCAAGCACCATTATTGATCCTTGAAACCATCTCGCGGGTCACCGCTAAACCTCGGGCAAATCCCCTGCGGCTGCCTTGCGTATCACCCCGTTTGTAGCCCAGTTTTAAGCCCACTGGCAGCCCTATAAGCACCCCAATTAAGAGTGCCGCACCATTTATCATGTCATTATTCATTTTTATGCTCCCGATCTAATCCCCCGCCTTATGGTGGGGTTAAATCAGTATGACACCGCCCACTGACACATGGCAATGACCGACACCCTAATTATCTGATTTTTGCCTGGGTTTCAGCCCATTTCCAGCCAACACCCCGCCTAATGATCCTGTCAAAAATATTGCCAGGGTTTTTAATAGGTCAATAAAGGCTGCATCATTTGGGGCTTGCGCTCCAATTGGTTGGGTCACAAATATCAGGGCATAAACAACACCCACTGTGACAAGCAAAAATGTAAGTGCCAGGGTTGCACCAATCATAAGAATCAATCGGGCGTGAATATCCTGCGGGTCTAATCTAGTTTTTGTCTGTTTCGGTTTTCCCCAATATGTCATCAGTGCATGTTCCAGTGACCTTGCATTGCGGGGGTTTGCATTCTTGGTTTTCCCAGTTTTCAAATTGCTGGCAGGGGTATCTGACCCATCCATCATAACCACATCCTGAAAGGGCTGATGCGATTAACACCAACCCAATCAGTTTTCTCATTACTTAGTTTGAACGCCAAATGCTGCATCATTAGGATTTAAATACCTAATCAACACGGGCACAATTGCTGCAACGCCACCCATTGCCATTGCCTGCAAATTACCGCCTGACATATAAACCGCCAATGCGGCTGCAATATAGGATCGCAACCAACTGGCAATCACTGGTTTTAATTTATCCATTATTTACCTTTCACTAGGTTTAACTTTTCAATTAATGCAGCGCATTGCGCTTCATTTACTGAAACCTCAAAATGCATTTCATCCTTGCGGTTTTTGTAATCTCCACCCCAGCGCAATCCATATTTTTTGCAATAAGCCTGGATCATTACCGTTTGCATTGGCGTGAATGTGCCTGCATGACCCAATGGGTGCTTAGTTGCATTTAAATCAATTGCAGTGCCTGATGAATGATTGCTGAGTTTGTCAGTTGCCCCGCGCACATTCCTGAAACAATAACCCCAATCATCCAACGCCCCTTCATCAATTGGTTCAATGTGTGCATGAAATTCGGCAGCAAATGTGACCAGCAATGGCGCAACTTTCTCAGCGCACCGCAATTTAATCTTTGTGCCTGGCACTGGAAATGATTTGATGCCAATTGCATTTTGATCCTCAGATGCAACCCAGCCATTTTGACTAAACATCAGCCCAGCAATAACCGTGCTTCATCACTGGTCAATCCCAATTTGTCCAAGATCGCTTGGCGTTGGGTTGCCTTTGCTTCGGCTTGGGCTTTGCGTTCTAATTCTTGATTAGCCCAGAGTTCTCTGTCTGCTAAAAACGCTGCTTTTTTTTCTCCAGTTAATTCAATAACTGTGTCACCATCTTGCACTAATATTTTTTCGTTATCTGATTTTGTCATTTTGTCCTATTTCTCATATCCATAGACTGTCACCTTGCCAGTGAAAGTTCCTGATGCTCTAATTATTGTTAAAGAATCAAAAGAAGTAGTGTTTGTAAATCTGCCGCCACCCGTTAAAGTTTGATCATTTCCGACAACACTTGACTGCACATATCCTGTTTGAACGCTTGCAAAAGGATTAAAAATTTCAATGGTTTCATAAGATGGATTTGCTGATGCAGAAAAACCAAAAGTAGTCCAAGATGTTTGACTTCCAATAGTAGGGTTATTGCCTAAGCCAGTATCAGCATAATTTGCACCAACTTGTGAAGCCTGATAAACGCTACTAGTATCATCTGAGCCAGCGGCTCTTAATCTTGCGTTCATATTAGCACCAGTTGAATTCTGACTAACAATTAACAAAATTTTGTAATGGTCATAGGTGGCACTAAATGTATTAGCAGGTAAGGAAACACTACTTACCGCACTAAAAGATGTAGAATTAATTTTAACTAAACCGCCGCTTGAAGGTGTTTTCCACTCAGGTGCAGTTGCTCCTGAATTCACTGCCAGGACTTGATTTGCAGTGCCAATTCCTAATCTTGCGGGTGTTGAGCCGCTTGATGAATAAATAACATCTCCAGTTGTTGTCATTGGATTAGTCATACCCGCGGCAGCCCACGCAAAATCCATATCAGTATTTGATGCTTTCGCTAATACTTGCCCAGTCGTTCCACCTAATAAATCTTGCATTGATGTGGCAACGGCTTGACCAAAAACCTCAAAATCAGCGGGTAAATCCGTGACCAAATCTGTATTTGTTGGCATTTGCCAGCCAAATGGTGTTGTTGGATTACTCATTTATTTGCTCCTACTCTATTAAAGGATTGTAGCATTTGCCCAATCCAATGTTGCGCTGACATCCTGCCATTGTTCAACAATTGGCACATTTTCCCATCTGAATGCTTGCAGGCTAAATGCCAGCGGTGACACATTCATGGTCAGTGATAATTCATTGTATGCGGCTGCAAATGTCCAGCCCTCAACAAATCCCAAAAACTCACCTGAATTCATGTTAAGTGGCAGATTGGTGACCCTAAGCGGCTGCCCCATAAATGTATTTATTAACGCATCCCGATCTGCATCATCAATGTCAGAATTGGTCAGGTCAAATGCAAATTGATTAAATTGGGCATTTGGGTATGCCCTTAATTCCAAATAAAACGCTGCCTGAATATTGGCATCAGCCTGATTGTGCAATGTGGTTGAAATGATTTGCGATAAATTACCGTATAAAGCGATTGATGCAGGGTCAGAATCTGTGACCTCATTATTGGAATTAGCCCCGTATTTT